TCAGTGGTTGGCGATTTTCATCTGCTCAAGAAGGTCTCGACCTTTCTGCAACTGCTCGTCGATATGATTAGCCAGGTCTTGGATGTGGATCATGCGTGGCGCTTTTTGGCTTTCAGCGACACGGAAAGTGGGGATCGGAAGGTCGCCCATAGCAGCTCGTTTCTCTGCAGTAGAAGGTTTCAAACCAAAATATTTTTCGCAAACCTGACTTAATTGGACAGTTGCAGAACCATATTCAGCCATTAACAAAAACATAGTATTCATAGTTACCTCACCAATGTTTAAGTAAAAGTTGTTGCCAGATTGCGGAAACGTATTTAGCCTGGTGTTTGGCATCAGCCAAAGCATTATGCATATCACCTTCAAACGGAATATCACGCCGGGGGTTAATGCCAATGGTGCGGCCTAATTCGACGATAGTTCTCACATCGCGATCATTGGCAAAATGCCATGGGCAGGGAATATCTACACGATCATAACTGGCTCGCATGATGACGTTGTCAAAAGTTGCACCGTTGCCCCATACCTGAACTCGGCCAGGCTCGGAATTACCACGAATAAATACCACTAATTGAATGAGTGCAGTTGAGATAGCCATCGCTGAATTCTTAGCGCAAATAGCAGATCTGGCCTCTTCGCTTTGCTGCATCCACCAAATAATGGTGTCAGGGTCAGGAACAGCACCGGCATCCATTGAACTTTTCAGGCTGACAACGCGATAAAATTCATCGCCAAGTTCACCAGTTGACGGCTCAAAAAATACCGCACCGATGGAGACGATAGGGGCATTGGGTTTATTACCCATAGTTTCCAGGTCGATCATTAAATGGTTCACGTTAATTATTCTCCTGCGCTGTGGCTGAAAAATGCTCAACGCCTTTAGCCCAGATTTCTTTGATAGTCGTCCAGGTGACAGGTACCGTGATTTCAATTCTCCCGCTGCCGTCACAGGTTTCACATTCATCATCACCAAAGCATTCCGGGCAGTTTACGAACTTGGTTTCTGAAAACTCACCGGATAGCGCCCCCTTTGCACCGTTCTCAGCAGTTAACCTCATCGGTACCATCACGTAACTATCAGGCACTACTGGCGCTGGCTGCTCTTTGATGTGCAGGCGCGGCTCTCCGTCTTTCGGCTCCGGCCATTTGCGCTGTTTATTGACTGCCAGCTTATCGATCATCGCCTGGGTAATCTGCTCATCAGTGACACCAGCCCGGCGCTGGGCATCCCACAGCAGGAACTGCATATCAGCCCATTCCGACAGGTCGCCAGGCTGTTCAGCGGCTTCCAGTGCTTCTTTGCTGAGGTGATTCAGCGGGCCAACCGGGCCCACATTGCCGAAGGTAGCCTGTGACCATTCAGCGTGTTCACGGCGAACCTGATTGCGAGCAAATGAGAACTCCCCCATCAGCGCTGCCAATGCGATTTCAGTAATACGCAAATACATAGCTGCGCGGGACGGATTGCTGAATTCACCCTCTTTTAAAAACTTCGACATTTCCGCCACGTCAGCACGGCACACGGCGATTAATTGCTCATTAGTGAATGTGGCGATATCAGTCATTCCAAGCCTCCAGCTCGTTCTCTACTTCTTCGTCGATCTCGTCGTTGGTAGCTTCTTCATTCAGTTGGTCGCGGGCTTCTTTGAGATACACTTCACGATGCTTCCGGTACCATTCTGAGAACTCAGGAGTCCAGCCTTGTAGGGAGCCGTCAAAGTCAACTTTGGCGTTACGTTCAGCCATGCTCTCGACCATGCTGTAAGCGGTGGTAAGCGCCGCTTCGCGGATATACCCACGAAGGTCACGCTTGCGCCAGTACGGATTGCGCTTTGAGTCGCAGAATGGTTTAAATTCAACTTCCCAGCGGCGGATGCAACGTGCGTTCAGTGATTTACTCATGCTGCCCACCATTCAATAAACATGCAGATACCAACGGTTACTACGGCAATCAGCACCCAGCAGATCACATCTAACAGGGCGGCGAACCGACGCAGGGTGTATTTGCTGTAATTCTCAGGTTCAAAATTCATTGCGCCTCCCCAAGCACCCAACGGAGTGCGCTCGCATACTCACCCCCGGCAGATTCCAGGGCTTTAGTAATTTCTTTGCGGGTTTTCAGGCGCGGCTTTACATCACCGAGGATCTGACGCTGACGCCGGGCTTTTTCATGGCCGGTTGTGCCAGCAGTTGCCGCTTCGATTTCAGAGACCTTCTCCCGCTGCTCTTCGGGTTTAAGCGATGCCAGCTGACGCGCCTGGGTAACGGTAACTGTGCCAGCCTCTACCGCTTCCCTGACGGCCTGAGTAGCCTCGAGGAGGGAGAGCGTTGCACGAACGGTCTGAACGCTGCAGCCAAACAACACCGCAATGTCGTCCTCATCGAGCCCGCGGTCGAGCGCGTCTGACATTTTTTTAGCCCGGCCAAGCGGTGTATCAGGTCGGCGAATTTCGTTTTCGCTGACCATGTATTTAGCCATCTGATTTGCTGATCCGCGCTTAACGACTCCAGGTACAAGCAGTGGGTCTTTGCCTTCTTTCAGACGGAGTTTATTTGCCTCCAGGGTATGTTTTACGCGCTGACGGCCAACAACTACGCAGGTGAGCCCCGTTTCAGGGTCTTTCCAGACGATGATAGGTTCCAGTACACCAAGCTCTTTTATGTTCAGAACCATTCCTTCGTCGATAGGAAGGTGGACCCGTTCATCGTAAAGCGGGTGTGTTTTGTCGGTAACCAGATGCAGGCTTTCAGGTTCGAACGTTAAAACGTTCGTTTTGCCGCTGGCGCCGTATACAACCTTTGAGTCTTTTGCCATCAGAGAGCCTCCACGTTACGGAAGCTGGTGGGGCAAATTGCTTTCAAATCGCGCATTGCTTCGAGGACATGCAGATTTATGCGCTTCTTGGTATATCGCTCAGTAATACGATCACACTCCTTCGCCCAGGATTTGACCTCTGCGAGAAGGGCGTCACGTTCGGTGCGCGTCTGGCGCAGAGCTACATTCGAAACATCGAGGACGGTAGCCAGTTCCTTGATGATTGCTGCCTGTTCTGGTGGCATAGTTTTGGCTATTTCGTACGCCTGTTTAATAAGTTGATTTGCTGTCTTAGCCATCTTTTGTTCTCCATCTGACGCGCTGCAACGCGTAAATTTAGGGTGCAGCAACCCAACCCATGAGAATGGGGTAATTGCTGCTGTTCTAATCAGGCTGCTGGTTTTTGTTCTTCGGGCTCTTTGTAGGCGAGCAGATCACAAAGCTGGTTAATTACTTTACAGAACTGGAACATGTCCGTACCTGCCTGGTGACGCCAGCGGTAGGCTTTGTCGTCATCATCAGAATAATCATTATCCTTGGTATCGATCCGCCGGAAATGGAATTTATCTGTAAGCAGAAAAGAGACGCCGCAGCCTCTTAATTCCATGTTATCAACGATAAAACCTGTGTTCAGGCTCTCCAGAATTTCACTGGTAACGGAAGTGTGCCCCGCAGAGTAGCGAATAACTTCTTTCTGTTCTGCCAGGCGGGATAGCTGGACATAATCACCTACCTCAAAACCGGCAAACGCTGATTCTTCGCCGTCCAGATGGTTTTTAAGGCGCGTTGTCAGGCCGTTTTTGATATCACTGATGTTTATCGTGACTGTTTTTACAGAGCCAATCACTTTAACCAGCATCGCCCCTACTAAATTGGCAGTATTTTTATTGGCGGAATTAATGATCAGCAGATTTTCTTCAGTGTTATACAGAACCAGGATCAGAGACGACTTGATGAATGCCTGTTTGCAGAGCTGAACCTTAGCATCCTGGATAATGTTGTTACGGTCAGCGCGCTTCAATTTCTGACCACACGCATTTTCGATGCGCTGGATACGCTCATTGGCTTCTTTCATTACGACGTGCTGGGGGATTATTTTCTCATCGCGGCGAACCACGATTGCATAACCGCCAGTAATTGGCGTAACCAGCTCGCCGGTAATCGGATTAGGGACGAAGGAAGCCCGCGCGAACTCCGTTTCTGTAAGTTCAGAGTAGGGCAATTCCTGCAGGTGCCCTTCAACCGCTTCAATGCTGGGCAAAGTAGCCCGATAGACAATGGCGTTACGTAACTTTGATAATTTCATTTCTGTGTCCTCTGCAAAGGATTAGTTAGTTATCTCCACACAACGGAAAGAGCACTGAAGCACTGGAAACTCACTTGACTAACACAGTGCCTTTTCCTGTTGTGTGCCGGGCTTCCACCGGCTCCCATCTGTGTTTAAAGCCACTCAGATATCGTCTGGGCTGTGCCGTCTACTGTGTTTGCCCGTTCACCGCCAATGCTCTCATCTGTTGCGTCCCGGACTCTTCCCGGGTGTCACACCTTTTCGCCGTGCTGGTGGGGCGCACGTCGTGCCTGAAACACTTAGCTTGCACATGGCGCCGCCAAGATGACATAGTCCATCAGACTCACTTGATATTAGGTTTTGCCTAATGATATGTCAATAGGCTTAGCCTAATGCTTGTCGGCGGTCAAAAAAAATCCCGCATAAGCGGGATTTGTGTGAAATAAAGCTAGTGTTTTTATGATTATGGACGACGCTTTCTGAAATTCTCATCATTCTGTACATATTGTAAAGAATCAAGGATTAAACCTGAAATCCTTAATACATCCTCGGGATGTTCAATGAAAATACGATTGTTATCATGTTCAAGTCCGGCTCTTTTAATTTCATTACCTGTTATTTCATTGATATCAATTGGTAACTGTATGTTTGAGCGGTTCTTCTTGTCATAATAGCGAACCAGCCAGCGGTTTGTTTTTCCTTGGAAAAGAATAGAGTAATATGACTCTGTGTCTTTGGCTTGAAGTTCGTATGCAGGACCTATAATAGAACAGATTTTTTCAAATAAAATTCTTTCATTATAGGTTGTTACGATGTTGGGATTCTCTGCATCGACAATATCTGCGCGCTCATCAATTTCATTATTTTCAGTTACATCAGCAGGGGATTCTAATTCAGGAATAGAAGTTCTTGATGAAAGACCAGAAACAACCATTTCACTTACTGACCTCTCTACGGCCTGCCTCACCAATGGAGTTATTGTTTCTATAAATCTTTGATTCAATTGGCGACCAATGTTTGCTCGTCCTGCAACATATCTAACAAATTCATGATCTACTTCCCGAAGGCTTGTACTCACAACTTTAACAAATGCAGAAATATATACACTCTCTTCTGCAAGTGTTCTTAAGGCCTCAGGTTTGAATTTGTCATGCCGGAATCTAAATAATTGCTCAGCATCAGAATCTTTAATGTCATCCATCATGATTCGTAAAAATGGCGTTGAATCCATTATGTTTTTCTCATTGAGATCCGTAAAAAAACGCCATTCAATGCCATTAGTAATTGCTGATATTGTCACCTCAGGAGTAGAATTAAAATACCTAGATAATTGAGGGCAATGGTTGTCCATTTTTTCTTTACAACCTTTGGCCTCAATAAACATAACGGGAACACCTTGGCAGAATAGGGCATAATCTACACGCTCACCCACTTTCACACCAGGGAAGTCCGCACCATATTCAGCTTTGACTTTTTGCGGATCATATGCGTTAAAGCCTAGGATGTCCAAGAAAGGAAGTATCAAAGCCTGCTTGGTTGTCTCTTCCGTTGTGCAGTGTTCTCTAACATTTTTAACATGTTCAATGTGATTTTTAAGACGTACTTTGAAGTTTTCCATGCATCCTCCATGCAAAGTGAAAACCTGCTGTTAAATCAAAGCAAATCACAATCCCCGGATGGGCTTCATACAAGCCAATCCCCCACAGGGATTGAGTTATGCAAGTAAATCAATCTCAGAGCTTTTAACATGTATGGAGCTTAGAGATATTGTCCGTTAGACCATATAAGCTTAAGCTCTGGCTTTCGTTTGTTTTTTTCCATCTTCCTCCTGCTCTGCCCATCTCCTTATCTTCATCTCTAGTGAGTCTAAATATGCTTTAGCGTCGCTATCTACCCAGCCAGGTATACGCTGTCCTTGCTCTAAGAGGACAAAATCAATGATAGCCTTTTTCTCTCTCGAAGCCTTATTATAGAGTTCGTCAATAGAACCATTTTTAACTATGGGATCTGTTGCGGGCTCACATGTATCAGTTAGCGGGTATCCTTTTAGTCCCCAGTGCTCGGGGCCCACAACATCAGAAAAGTAGTTCCAAAGCTCTGGTAGCTTCTCTTTCGATATGGAGCCTTTATTGATCCAGTCATGGATTGATGGGGGTTTTATTTTGAAATGACGTGCGATTTCCGCCTTACTCTTGGCAGAACCTATTGAAAGCTTCTTGTCTATGGCCTGCTCGATCGCTCGGCCCAATTCTTTACCACTAAGCATTGCCTAATAATCCTCATAACCTTTAGCTTAGGCAATTCCTATTGATTGTTTATTAGGCTTAGCCTAATATCTGCTTGTGTGGAAATCATAGGAATCCGTTTATGAGAAGTAGCCTTGAAGCAATCAGTGAAGCCTGCCGCATTGTTGGGGGGCAAGCCGCTTTGTCAAGGAATCTAGGCATCTCATCACCAACAGTGAATCAATGGACAACGGGCATTAGGCAAATACCCGCGGAACGATGCCCTGAGATTGAAAAAGCCACTGGTGGTGCTGTCACCTGCGAAGAGCTTCGTCCTGACATTGACTGGGCCTATTTAAGAGGTACAGCAATGCGAAAGCTTAATGTCACTGCATCAAATTTGTAACTACCACCCGAGTTTGAAAGGAGTAGGTATGAACCTCAAAGAAGTCGTGAAATCTATGTGCAAAGCATATCCAGGTGGGCGCGAAGCAATGGCTGGCGCACTGGGAATGACGGTGACGCAGTTCAACAACAACCTCTACGAGAAAAACGGCTGTCGTTTCTTCGAAGTCAGCGAGCTGGAAGCGATGGAGGACATTTCCAACACGTCGTTACTGGCTGATTACTTCGCTCGCCGCCGTGGTGCTCTGCTGGTGGATGTTCCGCATCTGGAAGAGCTGGATCGCGTGGACTTGTTCAGCCGGGCAATGCGTACCTCTGCCGCCAGAGGACAGGTTGATCAGATTATCGAACAGGCACTTGAGGATGGGGTAATCGAAAGACATGAAGCTGAAGAAATCATGGTGCATCACCGCCGCCACCTGGCTGCGCGTGAAGAAGAGATCGCGGCAATTATCACGTTGTTTGCACGCAAAAAGAAGTGACGCCAGCGAGTTGCAGCTCCTGGCGTCGTGGCGTCTCGTTATCAGTGGAGATTACTAACGCATGAACAGTTTATCAACACAATACCGCAGGTCGCAACTTGTAGCGCGGCCAGTTCCTGGTGGAGCAGGACCGGTGCAGTTCGTGTATGGGGTAAGAGTACCAGGCGGATTCGAACCTGTCTGCTACCAGTTTGCTCAGTGGGTGGTAGGGGACTTTAACGGCCAGGCGGAGAAAGTATGCGAGAGCTCAACCGATGGTTCAGAGATCACTACGGTGTCCCGGTCAGGGTCATACGCTGGGAGCCCCAGACACAGCGCGTTATATACCTGCGTGAAGGGTACGAGCATGAATGCTTTAGCCCCCTCGAGCAGTTCAGACGTAAATTCAGAGAAATAAAGGACGATCATGAGCACTAAATTAACAGGATACGTCTGGGACGCTTGCGCATCTTCGGGGATGAAACTATCCAGCGTGGCAATCATGGCGCGCCTGGCTGACTTCAGCAACGATGAGGGTGTTTGCTGGCCTTCTATCGCGACTATATCCCGTCAGATTGGCGCTGGTGAAAGTACTGTCAGAACGGCGATTACTACGCTTGAGAAAGAGGGATGGCTCACCCGTACGCAACGCCGCAACGGCAACCGTAATGCATCGAACGTCTACCAGCTCAACGTTTCCAAACTACAGAAAGCGGCATTTTCTCACCTGTCAGTTTCTGACCCGTCAAAATCTGACACATCAAAATCTGAACCGTCAAAATCTGATGCGTCAAAAACTGACCCCTCAAAATTTGAGGCGTCGGAATCCACCAAAAAAACCAGTTTTGACCCGTCAGAATCTGGGGGGGATCCGTCAGTAAAATCAACTACTGATCCATCAGATATAAATCCTTCTTGTCCGGACGCTTCGCAACCGGACGAACAGGGCTCTGCAGATGAATTTCTATCACGACATCCTGACGCGGTGGTGTACAGCGCTGCAAAGCGGCAGTGGGGAAGCCAGGACGATTTAACCTGCGCCGAGTTCATTTGGGGGAAAATTATCAGCATGTACGAACTGGCCGCTGAAAGCGATGGTGAGGTAGTTCGGCCTAAAGAACCAAACTGGACCGCATGGGCGAATGAGGTGCGCCTGATGGTGATGCAGGACGGGCGAACCCATAAACAAATTTGCTCACTTTTCAAGCGCGCCAACAAAGATTCGTTCTGGTGTAAAAACGTACTCAGCCCGTCGAAGCTTCGGGAAAAATGGGATGAGTTGTCGTTAAAACTATCTGCTCCACTCAATAGTTCCCGCCAGGAGGCGTCCATTTCGCGAGCTAGCTTCGATGAGGTTGATTACTCATTGCCAGAAAACTCGGGGTTCCGCACATGAGCAAGCCATTTCTCAAATGGGCTGGTGGAAAGTATACCCAGCTGGCTGACCTGTTCGTGCATATCCCGGCAGGGAAACGCCTGATAGAGCCATTCGTTGGTGGTGGGTCGGTATTCCTGAACAGCGAAAAGCACGCAGATTACCTGCTGGCGGACGTTAATCCGGACCTGATTAATCTGTATCAGATGTTAGCGGTGGTGCCGGATGAAGTGGAATTGAAGGCCCGCTGGATGTTCGAGCACATGCGGTCACCAGATGGCTATGAGCTGATCCGTTCCGAGTTCAACGCACAGACGCTGGATGCTACTGAACGCGCAGCTGCATTCCTGTATCTCAACCGGCATTGCTTCAATGGCCTGATGCGCTACAACCAGGCGAATAAGTTCAATGTGGGCTGGGGAGGCTACAAGGCGCCGTATTACCCGATGGATGAGATGAAAGCCTTTGCGGCTATGGCGCATAACTGCGTATTCATGACCGCTGACTATCGCCGGACAATCAGCCTGGCCGGGAAAGGGGATGTGGTTTACTGCGATCCGCCTTACGAACCGATGCCGGGAACAGCCGGATTCACTGCCTACGCCGCTGGTGGGTTTAACTGGGAGAACCAGGTAGACCTGGCGAAGCAATGTGTATCTGCCTTTCACCGTGGGGCTCGGGTAGTAATTTCTAACTCATCCGCACCGAAGGTTCTCGATCTGTACCGGGAGCATGGTTTTAACCTGCTATTCATCAAAGCGCGCCGTTCGATCTCCTGCAAAAGCAGTACGCGGGAAGTCGCAAAAGACGTTGTAGCGATCCTTTAAGGGGGCTAAATGAAACTGACTTTACCATTTCCACCGAGCGTAAATAGTTACTGGCGCGCCCCGAGCAAGGGACCGCTGAAAGGCAGGCATCTGGTAAGCGAGACAGGGCGCAAGTTCCAGCAGGCAGCGAGAGCGGCGATTATTGAGCAACTGCGGGCCGTTCCCCGGCCATCCTCTGATCTGGCTGAGGTTCACATAGTGTTGTATCCGCCGGATCAGCGCCGTCGGGATATCGATAACTACAACAAAGCGCTGTTCGATGCCCTGACTCTAACAGGCGTCTGGGAAGACGACAGTCAGGTTAAGCGCATGCTGGTGGAGTGGGGGAACATCGTGAAGAAAGGGAAAGTAGAAATCACCATCCGACGTTTTCGTGCAGTTGCCTGACGTGGAGATGATATGAGAGCACTACTAACCCCTGAGATTGCCCCACGCATGGGCGTTGTTCTTCTTCGCCCAGGTGCTGATCTCATGCCGATGTTCAGGAGAGGACGGGTACTGATTGAGCCTGCACCGGAAAAATACAGCGACTACGCAACCGGCGCTATCCCTCCCGCCACGCAGCCACTGGCAGAAGACCCGGTTTTGAAGCCAGTCTTCGAAAACAAAGACGTCATTCTGCGCGCGGGTGGTATCAGCTCGCTGGAGGCCGAGCTGGAGCGTCGTTTTGAATGCCAGTATCCGCACGGCTCGTGGCACAGCGAAAATTTTACACTGTTCCGGCATGAGCCTGGCAGCATCCGCCTTTGCTGGGCCTGCGATAACCTGGTGCGTGATCAGTACACAGAGACGCTGGCAGGCATTGCGCGTGGGAACCTGGTATCCTGGTTGATAACGGTCATCCGCTCACAGCTGGGGTTCAACGAAGACCATCAACTGACGATCCCAGAGTTGTGCTGGTGGCTGGTAATAAACAATCTGGCGCACGTCATCCCTGAATCGCTGGCCCGGAAAGCCCTGCGATTGCCGGAAATAAAGCATCAACCGGTGATGAAGGAGAGCGATATTGTGCCGGAGCCAGCGGCGAGCGAAGTGGTGCAGAAAAAGATTCTCGATCTTCGCGTAGATCCTGAAACGCCGGAATCATTCATGCTGCGACCAAAACGCCGCCGCTGGGTAAACGAGAGCTGGACGCGCTGGGTTAAGTCCCAGCAGTGTGTCTGCTGTAACAAACCAGCAGATGATCCCCATCACCTGATAGGCCACGGACAAGGTGGAATGGGAACAAAAGCGCATGACCTGTTTGTGTTGCCGCTTTGCAGAGCGCATCACGACGAGTTGCACGCTGACACCGTGGTATTTGAGGAGAAGCACGGCTCACAGCTGGAGCTGCTGTTTCGATTTCTGGATCGTTCGCTGGCAATTGGCGTGCTGGCATAGTGGAGAACGCATAATGATTAACCCGTCCGAGGTTGGAAAAGCTGGTGAAATGGTCAGGCTGAAAACGCTTGAGGCCATCTGGATTCAGGGGAAGCTGCGCATGTGGGGCCGCTGGTCCTACATCGGTGGCGGTAGTGGCGGCAATATGTTCAACCAGTTACTGGCTTCCGGGAAAGTCACTAAAACAGCCATCAACGAAGCATTACGCCGGATGAAGAAGTCTGGCATCTCGAAGCCTGAGCTTGAGGCGTTTTTTCGTGAAATACTCGCGGGGAAAAACAAAAGCGGCCTGGCCTTCTGTACAGACGATGAAGGACTGCTGATTGATAAGGTACTGGGGGCAGTCCTTATTACGGGTGGACACAAAGAGCTGTATCACCTGCTGGTGGAGCATTACCGGTTACGGAAGAGCAAACGCCGCATAGCGGAAGAGCTCTATGAAAAGCATCCCGACTGGTGCTTTATGACCTGTAGACGCAGAGTTGATACGTGGCTTAGTTTGGCAGAATCGATGCTTTACGCACCAATGTGTGACGCATTCGGCACAAATGGCGACAGATTTTACTTGCAAAGTGAGCCAGAAACTGCTTGAATTGTGATAGGCTCGGGACGTTAAAGCGAACTGAGCAGCATGAAATAAATTAAAGGCCCAAGGCTAACCCCCTTGGGCTTTGTCATTTCTGCACTCCGGTCAGGGCTCTTGGGTAGAGACGTGCTGCACGATACGTTAAAGCCCTCTGCGCAGAGCCCTGAACCAGATTGCTGGTTTAGCTCAGAAGGTAGAGCGCCTGCCTTGTAAGCAGGATGTCAGCGGTTCGATTCCGTCAACCAGCACCAGAACGGCAGAGGGGCCAGCGTCTGAAGCGAATCCCGATCACAATGCGTAACTTATCAAGGGGAAGCTATGCAGCAACCATATTTTTTTAACCCGGGCATGACCACTCAACAGCTTGAAGACTGGCTTGGGCAACAGAAAATCTATCTTGCCCACTTCAACCGTCTGATAGCAGAAAAAGCCGCTCTTGAGGAGCGGTTGAGTCAGATCTCTGCGGAGATTGGGCGAGTCGCTACTGGTAGCTTTGAAGGAATGCTGAGTTTTCCCTGGGATCCCAGTCCTCTTGTGGAAAATCCTCAACAGGATAGTGGCCAGTCGGCAGATTGAGTGACGCCAGGACAGCGGCAGCATCTTCTGACATATAACTGGGCTTTAGTTGACTGGCAATGATAAAGAGACAGTCGTTTAGCGAGAGTCTTCTAATCTCTTCAGGTTTCCACTTGGTCATTTCGAAGATAAGGTGATGAAGAGCCTTATCGTTATCAAGATAATAATAATCCGATGAAAAATGTTTCCTGTATTCATCGAGAATACATTCAAGAGTGAATATTTGTCCTATTCGATACCAAACCTGCCTGGCTCTGTAACTGTGTGAGTCTGCCAGTAATGTTTGGGGGAAGTTGTTATTTTGACAAACCCGGGACTTGATTACCTGTAAAAGGTCTGAGTACTTACTCATATTTTCACCAGTTGATGTTTTAATCATTTGCGAATCAATTTTATCAAAGAGAAAAACAAGCCGCTACACGCTGATAACATCAGGCTGGGCGGTTATGGTGAGCCGATACATCAGACAAGCAGAGTATTGAAACCAGAAAGACTGAATGTTAAATTTCTGGTGTGGTGAATCCCCCTATGCGGAGGGGCATTGCCAGTCTGATATGTTTTTTTGCGCATTGCGAGTCGTCTGTGGACTGGCGGCGACTTACCGGGAGGCACCCGGCACCACACCTAATAAAAAATGATGATAGCTGTAAGGCCCACTTCGGTGGGCTTTTTCTTTGGGCAAAAAAAAGCCCGCATGGTTTCATGCAGGCAAGGCAGTTACATTTAGATTTTGTCCCGGTATATGTTTTTTTGTCCGGAGGTCGAAAGATACTGTCTCGAAGACATTTTGTAAATAACGGATTCAAATCACAAGGCCATGCATTTGCATGGCTTTTTTATTATCAGGTCCCGCAGGAATCATCATCGACACGCTTCGTTGTTAAATCCAGCCTGACGGGCCTGACCCTTTTCAAACACACAGCTTCCCGATCTTCCATCGGAGGCGGTAACTATGGCTAAACGTATGCAAGACAAAGAGAGCATTGCCGGGATGTCCTGGCTGGTTCTGCTGATCATTGCTTGCTGGGGTGGACTTGTCCGCTACCTGATAGATGTGAAGCAGAGCAAGGCAACATGGAGCTTGATCAATGCTCTTGCCCAAATGGTGGTTTCAGGGTTTACCGGCGTTATTGCTGGCCTGGTGAGCATTGAAAGCGGACTGAGCATTTACATGATACTGGCCACTTCCGGAATTAGCGGGGCAATGGGTTCTGTTGCTTTGACCTATTTCTGGGAACGCATTACCGGAGTTAAGGCGCCATGACAGCAGATCAGATTATCGAGGGGATCCTCGGCAAGGAGGGTGGTTATGTCGATCATCCGTCGGATAAAGGCGGGCCGACCCGCTGGGGCATCACGCAGACCACCGCCCGTGCACATGGCTACACCGGTGATATGCGGAACCTGCCCAGGGAAACAGCAAAGCAAATTCTGCTCAGTGATTACTGGACCGGCCCCCGATTCGATCAGGTGGCAAGTTTATCTACGTTACTGGCAGATGAGCTTTGCGACACTGGCGTGAACATGGGGCCATCGGTTGCAAGTAAGTTTTTCCAGCGCTGGCTCACTGCCCTTAACATGCGTGGGAAGTTGTATCCCGATCTGATCCCGGATGGCGCCATTGGCCCCCGAACCATCACTGCGCTTAAGGGATATCTTTCAGCCCGCGGGAAAGAGGGGGAACAGGTTCTGTTACGTGCGCTGAACTGCAGCCAGGGCGCCAGATACCTCGAACTGGCGGAGGGCCGCGAAGCCAACGAGGATTTTCTCTACGGCTGGGTTAAGGAGCGTGTCATGTGAAGATGATTATTTTCGCTTTGCTTGTGCTGGTGGCTGTGCTCGTTCTGTTACTTCTTCGCAAATATACCCGGCTGGAGTTCGTAGGGCATGCCAGCTTGCTGCTGAAAACGTGGTCTGTAAAGCTGGGAGCTATCGGCGCGCTGGTTGGTGTATGGGCGCAGTCGTTCCCGGATGCTGCGCTGCACGCCTGGGCGATGCTGCCGCCGGATATCAAAAATATCCTGCCGCCAAACATCGTTGCACTGATTAGCCCGGCGCTGGTGGTGCTGGCCGTGCTATCGCAATACGTGCGCCAGCCAGCATTGAAAGAGAAGGCCGACGAACTGAAGGATCCGCAGCAATGAGCTTTGAAATTATTGCTGGGCTGGTGGTTGTCATCCTGGGTGCTATCGCTGGTGCGTTCGGCATTGGTCATTCACGCGGGACCAGTAAGGCAGAAGCCAAAGCCGATCAGCAGCGTACCGAAGAGAACGCCGCCGCCACCGTCGCCGCGGCAGAACGTAAGGCGGAAGTTGTGAAAGAGGCAAGCGATGTACAGGAAGACGTTAAGCGTATGGGCGATGACGATGTTGATCGCGAGCTGCGCGAAAGATTTACCCGCCCCGGTAGTCGTTGATACGGCCTGCAGCTGGGTGAGGGTCATCTACCTGACCGACCACGATATCGACGTGCTGGATAAGCAGACCAAGCGTGACATCCTGGCGCAAAACAAATCAGTGCAGGCTAACTGCCCGCAACTAACCGGCAGGGTTACGCGATGACCAAGGCAAAGAATATTGAATTTCGACTGAGCAAACTTGAGAAAGGGCCAGACGAGAACGTTCTGGCCATCATGGAGATAAGGTCGAGAGCTATTGCAGGTAGCTTGCTGAAGCAGATTTCCTGCCAGGCGTTGAAAGATCGATAATGTCAGTGAAGATTGCCTTGTAGGCTTTATTTAACTTCTCAACTGTTTTCGGGGTGATATCACTCGTAGGCGGCGCGTCGATACCATCCATTAATTCTATTTCAGCAAATTTTTTCAAAACCTGAAGGACACTCTCTTTTTGTTCTTCAGGCATCGTTTGCACAATAAAAGCAACAACGTTTCTCAGCGCCAGGAGTTGAGCATGAGTTACATAGTAATGATCGATCATATTTTCATTCCTGTTCTGTTGAGCTCGGCGATTTAACAGTATAGCGGAGAAATATTGCCCGCTACTCTGTGGCAACTTTCAATCGTGATGACTGGCAATAGCGGGACTTTTTATGCCCGGAACGGAGTATCTATGAAAGAACGAAAACTCGTAATTGAAATTGATGACAACGCCATTGATTCAGTCATCGAAAAGGTGCGCCTGCTCAAGGATGAACTGAGAAGCCTTAACCTGCCGATCAACATCTCTGTTGCAGTGCCGGCAGCATTAAAGCCGGAAGAGGAAAGGAACACGCAGGATGCCAGAAGCGTATTCCTTAGCAACCTTGATGCCGAAATTACTCAGGCTTGGTCATCATTGACAGAGCTTTTGAATATACGTCGCGACGCGACCTCCTCCGACTAGCTGCTGCCGCTGTTTTTAGTTCATTCACGGATTTTGTGAATTTAGCCCTCACGTTACTGGCGCTATCTGTTGGCAACTCGCTGAAGAGGCAGGATACAGCGATAGATAAGATCTCGGTCTCACCTTTGAGTGACTCCAGCTCCTCGACGATTTTCTGTAAAAGTTTCTGATTATCAACGGACATTAAAACGCTCCTTACTTTTTGTGTGAAAACTCAAAGATAAGCGAGCGTTACTTTTTGCAACATCCTGATATTCGATCAGTGCCGCCACCGTGCGGCATTTTTATTACCAGAAGTAGGAGAAGAAGCATGTTGACAGTAAAAGTGATGTCGCCTGGCGGCGGCGAAGAAATCCATAGCGGCCTGAGCGTTGGTTTCAACCCCAATCAGCAGAGTATCTCAGTGTCTGGAATGGACCAGAACGTGTTCCTGAAGCAGGGGGAGGTGGCCTATGTGATGAACGCAAACGGCAAGACCATTTCCCGTTACGAACACAGGGCCCAGCAGTAGGCATTACAGAAGCTCCTGAGCTAAGGGGCTTCGATAATGCTAAACCGAAGCATCTGCCTTAAGTGTTATAAAAAACCCCGTGGAGGAAATCCCAAAGCTACGGGGTGCTGTACAGCCAGCCAATGACTGATTGTAGCCACGAAGTTGGTTTATTTTCTACTGGTTGAGAATAAAACTGAGAGCCAGGAAGGCTTGAGAGTGGCTCATCCATAAGCTCACGGGTAGAACGGCAGACTTTGTCATGGCAGAGCAAAGTCATAAGTTAGTTTAGGTAACATTTCGGATATAACAAGCGTAGCGGGGCATTCCTAATAATGGAGCACCGCAGCTAAAGCATTACAGGAGCCATTCTGCCAAGTGGCTTCGATAAGCTCCCCACATCGCACAGAGGTAAAACATGGCAGAGATCACACCGGCAGAACAGATTCGACTGAATCTGCTTTCCACCCTGAACTACGACACCGCGGCCGCTGCTAAGGCGATTGAGTTCGTCCAGGATAGCCAGCTCAAATATCAGCTGTTCATCCAGCAGTACAGTCGCGTGACAACTGAATCCGAAGTGGTGGCGCGGACCATCAAAGCAGTTCAGGAGTCGACCGAGGCGCTGGCGCTGTTTGATACCATCGCAGAACAGGCGAGCTAAGGCATTACAGCAGGCACTCGCTGAGCGCCTGTGATAATGCTCAAGGAGCGATTACGTGAACAAAGAGCCCCGTATCTACGGCAGCAAGTGGGACCGAGAGCGTCTTATCTTCCTACGTGCGCACCCCTTGTGCGTCATGTGCCAGGAGCAAGGCAGGGTGACAGCGGCAACGGTGGTTGACCACATCATCCCGCACAAACTGAAAGAGGCTCTGCGCTCTGGTGACAGCCAGGAAATAGCGAAGGCGCAAAAGCTTTTCTGGAGCCGGAAGAACTGGCAAGGGCTGTGCAAGCAGCACCACGACTCAACGAAGCAGCGAATGGAGAAGCTTGGCACCGTCATCGGTTGTGATGAGAGCGGAATGCCCCTGGATCCTAACTCACATTGGTTTAAATGATATTTAATCTCATTTTTTGCGGGGGAATGATTGCAAATGAAATCATTTTGAATCAAATGATATCAATTCTCATCTGAGGGGGAGGGGCGGGTCAAAAGTTCAGAACCTCGAACCCAAATGACCGCCGCCAGTCCTTTTTGTGCACAACCGCGAAATGAAAAGTTTTTTTCCGGGAGGTTCCGATGGCAGGACGACGCCCGAAACCGACCCACCTCAAAGTGGTTACCGGCAACCCGGGCAAACGCAAACTTAACGACAAAGAACCATCGCCAGCGCGAGAAATCCCAAGCCCTCCAGAGCACCTCACTGACTGGGGAAAGGTGGCGTGGGGGAAGCTGACCGTGCTGCTGGATGGCATGGGCATTTTAACCATTGCCGATACGCTGGCGCTCGAACGACTCTGCGATATTTACGCCGACATTCTGCAGCTTCGCCTGACTATTGCTGACGAGGGGCGAACTTACACCGTGCAGACAGAGGGCGGGTTTTTGATTAAGGCTAACCCGGCAGTAGCAATGTTGGCGGATGCAGATCGACGTTTTAAAAGTTACCTGGTTGAATTCGGTCTGACTCCGGCCGCCAGAACGAAGGTGAAAGTGGATGGTGGAGAAAAAGAAGAAGACCAGCTCAACCAGTTCTTCGGTTGATCCCGCCACGCAATATGCGCGGGATGTAGACTCCGGCAAAGAAATCGCCGGTCCTGATATTAGAAACTCCTGTAAACGACATCTCAGGGATTTGGAATCCTGTCATGCTCGCGGGTTGGTATGGGATGTTGCAGCGGCGCAGCGTGCCATCGACTTTTTTGCAAAAGTACTGAAGCTCAACGGTGGTGAGCATGAGGGAAAACCCTTCAACCTGCTACCGTGGCAGTGCTTTATTGTAGGGTCGATATTCGGCTGGAAGAACTCGGATGGTTATCGTAGATTTCGCATGGTGTACGTTGAATCTGGTAAGGGTTCCGGCAAATCACCACTGGCTGGAGGAGTGGGGCTTTACTGTCTAACAGCAGATAAGGAGCCTCGTGCCGAGATATATGCAGCAGCAACGAAAAAAGACCAGGCCATGATCCTTTTTCGTGATGCTGTCGCGATGGTGGAGCAGTCCCCTGCGTTAGCACAGCGAATAAATAAATCAGGCGGTGCCGGGAAAGAGTGGAACCTTGCGTTTCTTCAGACCGGCTCATTTTTCCGGCCTATCAGTTCGGATGATGGGCAGTCAGGGCCACGCCCACACTGTGCACTGATTGACGAAATTCACGAGCACAAAAACAACCAGGTTGTGGAAATGATGCGCGCCGGGACGAAAGGTCGTCGCCAGGCGTTGATTTTCATGATCACTAACAGCGGCCACGACAAAACCAGCGTCTGCTACGACTATCACGAGTATGGGCGTAAAGTTGCCGAAGGCTCGATTGAGGATGACAGTTTCTTTTCTTTCATTTGCTCCCTGGACGAAGGAGAAGACCCATTCAAGGACGAGTCCTGCTGGAAAAAAGCAAACCCCTCTCTTGGTCATACTTTTACCGATCGCTACCTGCGTGAGCAGGTTACTCAGGCTCGGGGGATGCCGTCGAAGGAAAGCATTGTTCGGCGGTTAAACTTCTGTCAGTGGGTGGATGCCGATAACCCCTGGATGAGTAGCGATGTGTGGATGGGGTGCGAAGAGGACTTTGACCTGCAGGAGCTGCAGGGAGAAGAATGTTATGGCGGCCTGGACCTTTCAGGAACTCGCGACCTTACGTCTCTGGCGCTCTTTTTCCCTAAAAAAAGAAAGCTGCTGGTGGAGTTCTGGACACCAAAAGATACTTTGCTGGATAGAGCGAAAACAGACCGCGTACCTTACGACGCATGGGAAAGGGGAGGCCATATTCATACCACTCCCGGAAAGGCGGTGAAATATGGCTTTGTTGCTGAGCGCATTGCTGATCTTTCCATGTTGTTCGATATCAAGGCGATCGCCTTCGACCAGTACCGCATAAAATATCTTGAGCCGGAATTAGAGAGCGCTTCTGTATCAGTACCGCTGATACCTCACGGGCAGGGATACTACAAGGCGCAGGATTCCGGACTGTGGATGCCTCATTCCATCGAACTTTTTGAACAGATGCTCGATGATGGCGTAATCATTATTAAAACAAACCCCTGCCTCCGATGGAACGCTGCTTCCGCCGTAACCGAAGCCGACCAAAAAGAAAACCGCATATTCGCCAAGAAAAAGAGTACTGGTCGAATAGATGGTGTGGTTGCGTCGGCTATGGCAATTGGTGCTGCAGAAGGTTATGAGCCTGATGATGGCGATATAGAGGGCTTTTTTGACGATCCGATCATAGTGGGTATCTGATGGCTAAGAATAAACAGCAACCAGGGCGCGTTAAGAGCGCTCTTTTAAACTGGCTTGGTGTTCCCATAAGCCTGACGACCGGTGAATTCTGGCGGGAGTGGTACGGAACCAGCAGTAGCGGAAAAGTGGTTACCGCTGACAAAGTTATCCGGCTTTCTGCTGTCTGGGCGTGCGTAAGACTCTTAAGTGAGTCAGTTTCCACGCTTCCGCTTAAAATTTACGAGCGGCAGGCTGATGGATCGCGAAAGCTGGCCCAGAACAATCCCGCCTACCAGATATTATGCAGGCGTCCTAACCTGGAAATGACCCCTTCCCGTTTCATGTTGATGATTGTGGCCAGTATTTGCCTGCGTGGTAATGCATTTGTCGAGAAGCTATATATCGGCAGCAAATTGGTTTCGCTGGTGCCGTTACTTCCGCAGAATATGGTTGTAAAGCGACTCGATAGCGGGAAGTTACAGTATACATACACGGAAAATAGCGTTAAGCGGATCATTCCAGTAGACCGGATGATGCATATCCGCGGATTTGGTCTTGATGGTGTGTGCGGGATGATGCCGACAATGGCCGGGGTTGACGTTTTCGGCGCTGCTATGTCGGTTGATGAAGCCGCGGCAAAAATCTTCGAAAATGGCCTGCAAAGTACCGGTTTCCTGTCTTCAAAAACGGCGCTTAATAAGGAACAGCGAGAAAGATTGCGTCAAAACCTTCAGTCTTTTATTGGTTCTAAAAACGCCGGGAAACTGATGGTTCTGGAAAATGAACTGACTTACCAGAATGTCACTATGAACCCGGAGGCCGCGCAACTCCTTGAAAGCCGTTCATTCAGTATTGAGGAAATTTGTCGCTGGTTTCGCGTACCGCCATTTATGGTCGGCCATACGACAAAACAATCCAGCTGGGCTTCGAGTCTTGAAGGGATGAACATGCTGTTCCTGACTCATACCCTGCGTCCTCTCCTGGTCAATATTGAGCAGGAAATATCGCGTTGTCTTCTGAACAGTGATGAGGACTTGTTTGCTGAGTTCTCCGTTGAAGGGCTTCTGCGCGCCGATAGCGCTGGTCGTGCTGCTTACTATACCAGCGCACTGCAGAATGGCTGGATGTCTCGCAATGACGTTCGCCGTCTTGAGAACATGCCGCCGATAGAAGGGGGCGATATTTACACCGTTCAGCTCAACCTGACGCAACTGAAAAATCTCGAAAGCAGCAACCCTGCCGTTCAGGCGCTGGCTTTGCGAGAGCTGCATAACCACGTATTCCCCGACATTTCCTTTGAACAATCTCCGCTGAAACAGGCCGCTTAGGAGCACTTTCCTGATGAGCAAAAAACAACTTCCGGTGGCGCCGGCGGGTCGCCCCTGCGCGCGCGTTACCTGTGAAACATTACCGTCCGCACTGGACCGCTGGGACGGTGGGATCAAGGCGGCGACTACTGACGATAACACTATTTCTGTTTTTGATGTTATAGGGCAGGACTACTGGGGTGAAGGGATAACAGCTAAACGTATTGCCGGTGCGCTTCGGGCGATGAACGGCGCAGATGTTACGGTGAATATCAACTCGCCGGGTGGCGACATGTTCGAAGGTCTGGCTATTTATAACCTTCTCCGCGAATACGAAGGCCATGTAACGGTGAAGGTGCTGGGCATTGCCGCCAGTACCGCCTCAATAATTGCGATGGCCGGGGATGATATTCAGATTGGCCGCGGTGCCTTTCTGATGATCCATAACTGCTGGTTGTACGCGATGGGAAACCGCCATGACTTCGCTGAACTGGCGCAGTCACTGGAGCCATTCGATACCGCAATGGCTGATATTTACGCGGCGCGATCCGGCCTTGATATTGCCGCCGTTCAGAAACTAATGGACGCCGAAAGTTATATCGGTGGCAGCGATGCTGTGGCGAAGGGACTGGCAGACAGCCTGCTTTCTGCTGATGCGGTCAGCGACGGCGACGAATCACCTGCAGCTGCGCTTCGCAAACTTGATGCACTGCTGGCGAAAACAAATACCCCCCGGTCCGAGCGCCGGAAATTAATCAAAGCATTAACAGGTAACACGCCGGGCGCTGTTACCGATCCCGATGGTAAGCCGGGCGCTGCCGAAGATATCAAACCTGAAACCCTCAATTCACTTGAAAGCGCTCTTGCGGCGTTAGTCAAATAAGGACCATGTATGTCTGATGTAAACGAGATTCTGAAAAAAGTCACCGCTTCCATTGAAGAAGCAACCGGCAAATTTAACGCCAAAGCGGAAGAAGCGCTGACTGAAGCGAAAAAGAACGGCAAATTGTCGGCGGAAACCAAAGAAACCGTGGACAAAATGGCGACTGAGTTTAATGCGCTGAAAGAAGCCGAAAAGACTCTTAAAGCAGCGCTGGGCGAACTGGAGCAGCATGTTGCACAGATGCCGCTGGCAAACGCAAAACAGGTTATTGAAACTGTCGGCCAGCAGGTTATCTCTGCTGAAGCCATTAAAGTTCTGTCGTCCAGCATCGAAGGGAACAAGCGTATTTCTGTTCCTGTAAAAGCTGCTCTGATTTCCAGTGACGTTGCTGAGGGGGTTGTTGAACCACAACGACTGCCGGGTATTGATGTAGCGCCAAAGCAGCGGTTATTTATTCGCGATCTTATCGCGCCAGGCCGTACGGGTTCACCGGCCATTTTCTGGGTGCAGCAGACCGGCTTTACCAATGCTGCGGCAGCGGTACCGGAGAACACAACCAAGCCGTACAGCAATATTGAGTTCACGCCGAAAATCACTCCAGTGACAACCATCGCGCACATGTTCAAGGCATCCAAGCAGATTCTGGACGACTTCGCCCAGTTGCAGTCCATGATTGATGCGGAAATGCGTTACGGCCTTAAGTACGTCGAAGAACAGGAGATTCTGTTTGGTGATGGCACTGGCGCTCACCTCCATGGCATTGTGCCGCAGGCCACGGCTTACAGCGCGGCATTTGCCGTTGAACAGCAGAACGGTATTGACGATCTGCGCCTGGCAATGCTTCAGGCTCAACTTGCCCGATTCCCTGCATCCGGTCACGTCCTGCACTTCATGGACTGGGCGAAAATCGAACTGACTAAAGACACCCTGGGGCGCTATATCCTGGCGAACCCGGCTGCGTTGACGGGGCCGACGCTGTGGGGGCTTCCGGTTGTCGCCACTGAAGCAGCAGCTTTCCAGGGCAAGTTCCTGACAGGTGCATTTAATGCTGCGGCACAGCTTTTCGACCGCGAAGACGCAAACGTTGTGATCTCGACGGAGAACGGCGACGACTTTGAGAAAAACATGATCTCTATTCGCTGTGAAGAGCGTCTGGCGTTAGCAGTAAAACGCCCTGAAGCATTTATTTATGGCTCCTTTACTGTGCCGGCTTCCGGCGGCCAGTAATTTTTCTGGCGGCCTCCGGGCCGCTATTTTCGGAGTAACACGATGAAACTTATCGCGGTGAAACCAATTTATTTTGGTGGGGTAGTGGTGACTGAAGGCGAGTCACTGGAGACGCTGGAACAGCATGGCCGTGAGTTGGTTCAAAAAGGTTATGCACGGCTGGTAGATGTTGATAATTCTGCGCAGCCGGAACAGCCGGAACAGCCGGAACAGCCGGAACAGCCGGAACAGCCGGAACAGCCGGAACAGCCGGAAACTGTGCCAGAGAAGAAGGCTAAAAAATAATGTTAGAACTTGAAGTGGTTAAAGAGCACTGTCGCATTGAGCCTGACTTTACCGATGACGACTCACTATTGACCCTCTACATCGGAGCTGCTTCTCGTTACGTCGAAACATGGACTCGTCGCAAAATGTATGAGTCCGAAACCAGCGAGGGGTATGCAGATGATCCTGATTCAATTCTCCCTGGCGATGATGTGAAAGCAGCGATGCTTCTGCTTATCGGTCACTGGTACGAAAACCGTGAAACGGTCTCTGTTGGTCAGGCTGCTACAGATATTCCGTTTACTGTCGAGGCACTTCTCCAGCCTTACAAAATTTATGGTATTTAAGCGGGGGAATTATGCAGGCAGGACGATTACGGCACCGGGTCACCATCCAAAATTTCACCACCACCAGAACGCCTTCAGGTCAGCCGGTTGAAAAATGGGAAGATGGGAAAACCATCTGGGCCGAGGTTAAGGGTATAAGCGGTCGTGAACTTTTAGCCGCTGGCGCTGAGCGTGCCGATGCCACCATTCGTGTTTGGGTGCGTTTTCGTACAGATATCTCAGCTTCTTCCCGCCTGAAAGTACGTACCGGCCCGTTTAAAGGCGCCGTTCTTAACGTTACCGGGCCTCCGGTTCCGGATATCAAAGGCACCCGGCTGGAAATTCTCTGCAAACAGGGGACCGAAAAATGATTGATGTGAATCTGGATTTTTCCGGGCTGCAGGATATCGCCCGCGATCTGCAAACGCTCAGCAAGGCCGAAAATAATAAAGTTCTCCGGGATTCGACCCGTGCTGGCGCCGAATTGCTCCGCCAGGAGGTTATTGATCGCGCTCCGGAGAAAACCGGAAAACTGAAGAAAAACGTTGTTGTCGTCACACAGAAAAGCCGCCGTCGAGGTGAAATCTCATCGGGGGTGCATATTCGTGGCGTTAACCCGCGGACGGGGAACAGTGACAACACCATGAAGGCCAGCAACAAGCGGAATGCGTTTTACTGGCGCTTCGTGGAGCTGGGAACATCTACGGCACCAGCACATCCGTTTGTTCGTCCTGCCTTTGATACCCGCATGGAAGAGGCTGCGCAGGTGGCGATGCAGCGGATGAATCAGGCTATCGATGAGGTGTTATCAAAATGACAGAGGATGATCTCTATGACCTGCTGTCGACGCTGGCAGACGGGCGGGTTTATCCGTATGTGGTGCCGCTAGGCAGCGACGGACTTCCTGCAGTTTCCACTCCCTATGTCATTTTCTCGATACCGACTGATGTTGCCGGGAATGTTTTCTGCGGCCAGGCAGAGTCGACACTGCGCATTCAGGTTGATGTATGGGCTGAAACGAATGACGAAGCCAGAGCGTTACGCCTGGACGCCCTGGCTCGCCTGCAGGTTCTTTCACCTGTCGAGGTGACAAAAATTCCTGGCTACGACACGACAACCCATCTTCATCGGGCAACCCTCGAAATAACGGTTATTGCCTGACAAAAACCAATCCAATCCGACCGCCGCTGGCGGTTTTTTCATTTATGGAGGCTGCGATGTCAGCACTATTTGAACGTGCCCAAAAAACGGTAGTAATGATTACCTCTGTGCCGGTCACCGCGGCAGAGCTGGATACCGCAACCTGGTTAAACCTGAGTTGCACTATCAAACAGGCCAGCTTTACCGCTGGTCAGAAAAACGATATTGACGTAACAGTGCTGTGTTCGGATGAAACGGAAAATATCAACGGCCTTCCTGCTCCGTCTGAAATGTCACTTTCCGGTAACTTCTACCGCAACCCGGCGCAGGATGCACTTCGTGCAGCATATGATAACGACGGGGTTTATGGATTTAAGGTTATTTTCCCGTCTGGTAATGGATTCCTGATGCGCGCTGAGGTACGTCAGCATACCTGGGATTCTCAAACCAATGGTGTTGTTGCTGCAACGTTCTCGCTACGTCTGAAAGGCAAACCCACCAATATTAATGCCCCAGGAGTCCTGTCTTTTGCTACTGACCTTCCGGCGTCCCAAACGGTCGCGGCAGGAAGCGCCCTGACCATGGGCGTGGTCGTCCAGGGCGGTACGGCACCTTATACCTACGCCTGGAAAAAGGGCACCTCGACGGTCAGCGGCCAGACCAGCGCAACGTTTACGAAAGCCAGCGCTGTATCCGGTGATGCCGGGGTTTATTCCTGCGTGGTTACTGATGCCGATGGCACTGTGATCACTTCTTCTGATTGCACCGTCACCATCAATTAACGGAGCGCCGGGAGACCGGCGATATAATTAATGTCAAAACCGAGTCTTAAAGCACTGGCACTGGCACCGATGGCGGGCTTTCGTAAAAAAGAAGTCTCCGTTCCGGAGTGGGATAACGCCAAAGTCATCATTCGTGAGCCATCAGCAGAAGCCTGGATTCGCTGGCAGGGCATTGCCAGCCCGGAACCACCCAAACTACCGGAAGGGCAGGAGCCCCAGGAGGCACCAGAACTGACCCCTTCAGAACGAGCCTTCCGCACGATGCGGGCCGACGTCACGCTTTTCATCGATATTTTGCTGGATACCGACCTGCAGCCCGTCTTTACTGTCGATGACACCGAACAGGTTGAAGCGATCTATGGCCCTGTGCATTCCCGGCTTTTGAAGCAGGCACTTGATCTCATTCGTGACGCGGATGATGCTAAAGCAAAGTAAAAATGCCTGGCATGCAGTTCCTGATGGCGCTGGCGCTCCGGATGGGCCGCACGCTGGGCGAACTGCGACAAACCATGACGGTCGGCGAATTCAGGATGTGGGCTGAATACGACCGTATCAGCCCAATCGGCGATATTCGCGGCGATATTCTCAATGCTCAGCTGGTATCTGCGGTTTACGGAGCGCAGGGCGGTAAAGTCACCATTGAAGATGCTCAGCTTCAGTGGAGCACAGAAGAGGATGAGGTAAGCGACAGCGGCGATCCTTTTGCAGGCTTAGAAGCCGCTTTGCTCGCGGCTTCTCAGTGACAATACATGCGCGACGGTTTAGGATTCCCTACTGTGAACCACAAAGGGGGTATTATGAAGAAAATACTAATTATGATTGTTTGCATTCCTTTAATTAATGCATGCAAGCCATCTGAAAAAGATTTTATTTCTATTGGGGAAACCGTTGTTAGAGAATCACTGAAAGATCCTGATAGCGCTAAGTTTGAATCTTTTTATCACAAGGTTGGTGACAATGATGGATACGTGTGTGGGAATGTTAATGCAAAAAATTCTTATGGTGGATATACAGGGAGAAAAGAATACTTTGTATTTATAGAAACGGAAAGCGGTAAGCTTAAAAATAACGGCCCAGTAACCATCGTAAGTGATAGCGATAGTAACGCATTAGAAAAATATAAACTTTTCTGTCAATAAATTAAATCCAATAAAAAGACCTCGCCTTAGCGAGGTTTTTTTATTTCAGGAGAAAAATAAATGGCAACCCTGCGTGAACTTATTATTAAAGTTTCTGCTAACTCTCAGTCATTCCAGACCGAGATTGCCCGCGCTTCACGCATGGGGCAGGATTATTATAAAACCATGCAGAATGGTGGTCGTCAGGCCGCAGTCGCAGCAAAGGAAAGCCAAAAGGCTCTTTCCGAGTTAACGGATGGATTTGCTTCTGCTGGTCGGGCCGCTACGGCAGCAGCAGCTGCATTTGCTACTGGTAAATTAGTTCAAATTGCTGACCAGTGGAACTCCGTAAACGCAAGACTTAAACAGGCTTCGGTTTCCTCAAACGATTTCACTTTATCTCAGACTCGTTTAATGGCGATAAGCCAGAGTACGGGTACTGCTTTTACTGATAACGCCAATTTATTTTCACGCGCTGCTGCATCTATGCGTGAATTTGGCTATAGCTCTGATGAAGTGCTTAAAATAACTGAGGCTGTATCCACGGGTCTCAAGCTCTCTGGTGCAAGCACAGAAGAATCTAGTTCTGTTATTACCCAGTTTAGCCAGGCGCTCGCACAGGGGGTTTTGCGTGGCGAAGAGTTTAATGCCGTTAACGAAGCTGGGGATCGTGTCATCCGTGCCCTGGCTGCTGGTATGGGGGTTGCCCGAAAAGACCTTAAAGCGATGGCTGACCAGGGGCAACTCACGATTGATAAAGTCGTACCAGCATTAATCAGCCAGTTAGGTGTGTTACAGGGGGAGTTTTCCTCGTTACCGCCGACAGTGTCCGGCTCAATGCAAAAAGTCACTAACTCGTTTATGGCATGGGTCGGTGGGGTAAACCAGGCGACTGGTGCAACAGACGCACTTTCTGGCGGTCTTGATGGGCTGGCAGGTACGCTGGATTCTCTTACATCTTCTGCTGTCAGCGGGGCCCTCAGTGACGTAGCAGATAATATGTCACTGGTTACCACCGCCGCAGGTGGTCTGGTTGGAATTGGATTAGCACGGTATCTTGGCGGGATTGTTACCAGCGCAAGTAGTGCTACTGGCGCACTTATCTCAGCGGCAAAATCTGAGGTAGCTCTTGCAGTCGCTCAGGAAAAAGCCGCGCAATCTTCTGTTGCTGCTTCCCGCGCCGCCGTTTATCGCGCCCAGCAAGCCCTTCAGAGTGCTAAAAGTGCAGATGTTCAGGCTGCACAACAGGAGAGGGTTACAGCCGCAGAAGCAAGGGTTACCGCGGCACAGGGTCGATTGACTACAGCCCTCGCCACCGGGACAGCTGCAGAAAAAGTACGAGCACGAACAGCTCTGGAGCGGGCTCAGGCTGGGCTTGTGGCTGCAAAAAATGCCGACGCACAGGCTATTGCAGAAAGAAAATTGGCTGCGGCTCAGTCCGCTCTTGGTCGTAATATTGCAGGTCGGGTCTCTGCCCAAAATAACCTTAACAGCGTTACCTCTGTCGGCACCCGGTTGATGAGCGGCGCTCTTGGCCTGATCGGTGGTATACCAGGGTTAGTTATGCTGGGTGCTGGTGCATGGTACGCTGTTTATCAGAATCAGGAACAGGCCCGTAAATCAGCTCAGGAGTACGCTAGCACTATTCAGGAGGTTAGCGACAGATCTAAAACGATGACGCTAACTGAGGCCTCTGATAACGAAGATAAGGCGCGCAAATCACTAAAAGAGCAAAATCGACTTATATCGGAACAATCTAGCAAGGTTAAAGCGTTAAAAGAAGATATCGCCGGGTATCAATATATGCTCGCCAACAGGGGGCCAACTACGAGTGGTGGTTTTATGATAAACCACCTCACAAGCGTAGAGGCAGCAACGAAAGGATTGGCCTCTGCAACTGAATCATTGGCTGTAGAGCAGGAGCGCTTAACGCAACTGCAGGATAAAGCGCAGGAAATTCAACGGGTGCTTGAGGGTATTGAGCATCGTCGAGTCGTTCTTATTCGCCAGCAAGCCGCTGAACAGAATGCTGCCTATCAATCTTTGATAATGATGAATGGTCAGCATACGGAATTTAACCGTCTCCTTGGGCTAGGAAATAATTTACTGATGGCCCGGCAGGGATTGGTTAACGTGCCAATGCGAATGCCTCAGGCTGATTTAACATCACAGCAAGCCAATGCTCTGGAAAAAAGCCGTCAGGACCTTGAACTATCAAAGCTTAAAGGAGAAGCAAGGGAGATAGCCCGGTTAGGTTATGCCGCTGACGAATTAGGGCTCAAGGATGAACCTCAGTTTAAAACTAACCGCGATCTGTATATTAATCAGGGGTTGGCGAAATGGCGAAATGATGAATCCAATAAACCCACCCGGAAAGCGCCAAAAAGCGAAGAGGTTAAAGCGGCTGAAAAGACAGAAGACGTTTACAAGCGCCTTATTAAACAGCAGCAGGAACAAATTGCCCTGGGAAGCCAGAATACCGAACTGGCTAAAATGAAATATCAGGTGACGCAGGGGGAGTTAGCCTCTCTAGAGCAAGCCAAAAAAGAAATAATCCTGCAAAATGCTGCACTAATCGATCAGAAAAACATTGCTGAACAGTTGCAAACGTTCCGTGAGGGGCTGGCTGACAGTAATGCCGCTGCGCGTGACCGGGGGAATATAGATTTTCTTGGCGCCGGGATGGGAGATAAAGCCCGCGACCGCATGAAGGAAATGGTGGATATTCGCACTGACTTCCGTAAGCAGCAGGATGAGCTTCAGCGTGACTTTAACAAGAAGCAAATTTCTGAAGACCAGTACAAACAGCAAACGAAAGCTCTGCAGGCGGCGCTTGCTGAACGGTTAGCGATTCAGGAGGACTACTACAAAAAGACCGATGAACAGCAGTCAGACTGGCGCACGGGGATCAGCGATTCCCTGATGAACTATGCCGATCAGGCTTCTGATCTGAGCTCAATGGCTGCCACTGCAACCAGCGAGATTCTGGATGCCACCACTAACTCTATCTCCAACAACCTGACAAACGTCCTGACAGGCGCTGCTTCGTTTAAAGATGGGATGTCGAATATTTTTTCTTCCCTGGGCGAAACGGTGATTAAGACGCTGATCCAGATGGCAACACAGGCGTTGATCACTAAAGCGATTATGGCGTCATTTGGCGGCGGAGCGGGTGGGTTGTTCGGTAGTCTTTTTGGCGGTGCCAGCGGTGCGGCAAGTAGTGGTACCGCTATTCAAAGCGCGGGAGCTAATTTTTCATTTAACGCTCTCGGAGGCGTTTACGATTCTCCGTCACTTTCTGCCTACAGCAATGGTGTTTACAGCACTCCCCAATATTTTGCGTTTGCGAAAGGGGCAGGTGTATTCGGCGAGGCCGGGCCCGAAGCCATCATGCCGCTTACCCGTGGCGCTGATGGTTCGCTGGGGGTTCGTGCGGTTGGACGTGAGTCACCGGCAGTCCAGGATGCTGCAAGGCAGATTGAGGCGCAACCACGAATCGCGGTCAGTGTTGATGCCCGTAGCACGTTTAGCGGGCAACCTGACGACGCAACAATGCTGGCAGTAGATCGAAGGAATGCTGCACTGGAGCGACGCATCATCAACACACTCACTGCTGAAGTAAATAACCCCCAGAAGAAATTCGGACGCGCCATCTACTCCAATCTACAGCCCAAAAAACCAAGATAGACTGCCCGGAGGGAAAGTTAATGGCGGATATTATCTATCCGGATGAGTACCTGCCCATGCCTCTTATGGACGGGTACGGTTTTAAGCCCATCTCACCTTTACTGCGAACGGAAATGACGTCCGGTCGAGCAAGGCAAAGGCGGCGATACACCTCAACACCCACCCATGCCTCGGTTAAATGGATTTTTCAGACTGATGCGCTGGCGCAGGTGTTTGAGGCCTTTTTCAGGGACGCACTGAAAGACGGACAGTCCTGGTTCTATCTGAGGCTCCAGACTCCGATCGGGGTAAAGCCCTACAAAGCCAGGTTCATTGATATTTACGAAGGTCCGACACTTGTCGCGCCAAAATACTGGCAGTACAGCGCAACGCTGGAGTTATGGGAGCGTCCGTTACCGCCTACAGGATGGGGGAATTACCCGGAATGGCTGGCTGGTCAGTCGTTACTGGATATTGCGCTAAACAGAGAGTGGCCTGAGCATGACAATTCTTGAGCAACTTTATGCAAGCAGCGGCTCTGAAGTCATTCACGACACGCTGCAGATCACGGCAGGTGATCAGAACTACTGGCTTACCCGCGGGTGGGACAATATTACTGCCTCGTTAGAAGACGGGCAGCAGGTAACGTTTGAAGGGTGTGCTATCGATATAGCATTGCCTGCCAGGAATGCCGACGGAACGCAAGATCTGAAATTTTCCATCAGTAACATCGATGGTGTCGTATCCGATACGATTGACAGAATTCTGGACGAAATGAAATCGGCAACACTGACTTTTCGGCGGTATATCTCCTCTGATTTATCTGCACCTGCGGCATCGCCTTACACCCTTGATGTGAAATCCGGATCGTGGACGGCAACTGCGGTGCAGGTAACTGCCGGATATATGAACATCCTTAAAACGGCCTGGCCGCGTAATCGTTATAACCTGGCTGAACATCCCGGTCTTCGTTATATGTCTTCCTGAGGTATTCACATGTTCCATTCTGATAAATACCTTTCGGTCAAATGGCTGAAGGGCGGGCGCGTTTATCCTGAGCTCGACTGTTTCGGCATTATCAATGAAATCCGCGGCGATCTCCTTCTCCCGTTATGGCCGGATTTTTCCGGCGTGACGAAAGATGAGGGAGGGCTCGATCGTGAGGCCAGGAAGTTTATGAAATCCCTCACACGCTGTGAGCCTTGTATCGGGGCCGGGGTTGCTTGTTATTCAGGATCAACCGTGACGCATGTTGGTATCGTTGTTTTGCTGGATGGCCAGTTGCAGGTTGCCGAATGTAATCCGGGAACCAATGTCACCTTTCTACCTCTTCCGCGATTTGTCCGTCGGTTTAACCGTGTGGAGTTCTGGCAATGACGATAAGAATCTACCCTTCCCGGCTCCCCGGAGAACCGCTTGAAACTCATGAGCACGGCAATATTACGCTGCATCAATGGATGGTCAGAAATGTTCCTGGGTACAGCCAGGACAGATCGCACCCAGTTGCCGTTGAATTAAATGGCCGCACACTTCCTCCCGATGAGTGGCCGCTTTGCCAGTTGAGCCCTGACAGTGATGTCAGAATTTATCCTGTTCCCTACGGAACGGGGCTGGAAATTGCTGTCTGGGTTTCTGTTGCGATATCAGCTGCCAGCGCAGCCTACTCGTTGTTCTTCGGGCCGAAAGTCGATCTCGGTGGTTATTCATCGGGGAGTGGTCGCTCACTTGAGCTTAATCCAGCAAAAGCTAACACGGCAAAACTGGGTGACCCGATACGTGAGGTGTTTGGTCGATGCCGCATCTATCCTGATTATCTGGTGCAGCCGGTTACCCGTTTTGACCCCGATGATCCAACGCGAATGACGGTCGAAATGTTTCTTTGTGTCGGGCAGGGGAGATTTTCGTTTACGGGAGGAGATAAACGGATTGGAGAAACCCCGGCAGCCTCGCTGGGTGATGGTTTCAGCGATAAGGTGTACCAGCCAGGAGAAGACGTATCTTCTGATCCGCGAAGTGAAAACTGGTTCAACTCGACAGAAGTCGGCGGAACATCAAGCGGAACAGGGCTGGATATGGCCCAGACCTCACCTGATTCCGACGATATTATCGCTGACAGCATGACGGTTTCTGGTGCATCCGTAACCTTTACAGGCCTTGATACGGATGATGGTGACGATGACGACGAGGACGATAATTCTCTCCCGGACAGCTGGATAACGGGGGCCATAGTTGAAATTAAGGCGCCGACAAATTATCTGATCTCCACCTCTTCTGGTTACAGTGTTTTTGCCAGCTCATTGCTTACCGAACTTGCTCCCGTAGCGGGTATGCCGGTGACGCTGAGTTTCAACAGTGTTGATTATGACCTCGTCATTGCGTCCTATACCCCGGGTCAGGATGTTGTGCCTGGCGAGGGTGGCAGTGCAGCAAAAATTCAGGCCAGTGCGGCTCCCGTCACCTACGATTTTTCGAACAGCTCCAGTACGTTCATGATCACATGGCAGGGCACCACCTATACGGTGTCGCTGGTAGCGAACTACATCTCGATGTCGGGACTGCTGGCGGCTATCACCGAGGGGCTCACTGGCTCCGGCCTGGTCGCACGGGACAACGGCGGTACCGTACTGATAACCGAGGCGGCCAGTCCGTTCGTTGGTGGGGCAATCACATCCTCCTCGCTGCCTGCAGCCGTTTTCGGTGATGCCCCGGTTTACACCTCCGGCACGGCATCAACCGGCGGCAGCCCGGCGGTAACGGCAAACGTGACGCTTGCGTATAACAGCACTACGGGAACCGCATTCTCGGGCATGCCTGAAGGTGTGCAACGGCTTTCACTGGCTCACCGCGGGAATGAGTACCAGATCGTCTCTGCCGACGGCACAACGGCAACAGTGGTGCGCCTGGTTAATGGGTCCGTTGATGAGTCGTGGCCGGGATTCACCGCCAGGACGATGATCGACTATGAGGCCACTGGTCTTAACGACACGCTGAGCTGGCTGGGGCCGTTCCTGGTTTGCCCTGAAAATGAGACCGTGGATATGTTCGAGGTGAATTTCTCTTTCCCGAACGGTATCTGCGGCTTTGACAGTAAGGGGAAAAAACGCATTCGCCATGTTGAGTGGGAGATTCAGTATCGCGTCTACGGTTCCGGATCGGGATGGGTGAGTCACCAGGGCGAGTACGCGCTGAAAAACATCAACGGGTTAGGTTTCACTGAGCGGATCACCCTCAGTTCTCCGGGGCTGGTGGAAGTTCGCTGTCGTCGACGCAATGAGCAGGGCAGTAATAACTCGCGCGACAATATGTACTGGCAGGCTTTGAGAGGGAGGCTTCTGGCAAGACCGGTATCCTACTCAGGTGTAACAACCTGGGCAATTACCGTTGAAACCGGAGGGAAGCTGGCGGCACAGTCTGACAGGCGCGTCAGCGTGGTCGCTACCCGTGAATATGAGGGGGGAGGTAACAGAACTATAAGCGGCGCATTCCGTCATGTGGCAAATAGTCTTGGATTTAATGCTAATCAGCTCGACACCTCTGCAATAAATGCTCTTGAAACTGCCTGGTGGACGCCGAGGGGAGAATATTTTGACTATGAGGCAAGCAGCGACAGTGCTTCAGCGAAAGATATTTTCGACAAAATCACCGAAGCAGGCATGAGCTATTTTTTGCTATCAGATGGGCTCTTATCTGCCGGGCGCGAAGGTATCAAAACCTGGACCGGGATCATCACTCCCCAGGATACGGTAGAGGAAATGCAGACATCATTCAGGGCCCCTTCTGATGATGATTATGATGGTGTTGACGTCACATATATTAATCCGGTTACCTGGGCGGAGGAAATCGTTCAGTGTCGGACAGCTGATAATCCTGTGCCACGCAAAGTGGAGTCGTACTCGCTGGGCATTGTAATGACTGCAGATCGTGCTTACCGGATAGGTATGCGCAGGCTCATGAAATATCTGCACCAGCGCAGGACCTATGAATGCACAACTGAGCTTCTTGGCTGGTGCTATCAGTTTGGCGATCACATCATTCTTTCTGATGATATTCCGACGGGTAAAACAATCAGCTGTCTGATAGAAGGCGTGACATTCGATGATGAAGTTATCACGTTAACAGTCACTGAGCTTCTTGACTGGAGCTATGCTAATCCGCGCTGCTGGATTCAGTTTCAGGGGGGGCGGCCGTCGACTCGTTTGCTAACGCCGACACGTGTCGATGACTTCACCCTTACTATACCGTACAACGACGACCTGCACCCGGAAGACTGGATTATGGATGATCCGGATGTTGAATTACCTCGCCTGTTGTTTTGTGACAGTGAGAAGGGGGCGCGGCACGGTATCGTTCAGGAAATTGTCCCGTCTGATGACTGTACTTGCCAGGTCACAGCCCCGGAATATAAAGAAATCTTTTACGCATACGACGACGCTACATACCCTGGCGACGTAGCTTAGCAATTTCAAAAAAATCAATTCACCCGCTTCGGCGGGTTTTTTCATTTTTGGAGCACAATGTATGGCCAACATCGAAAAACTTGGCTCGTCATCACCAGAGGTATTGCTTAAGAATGCAACTAACCTCGATAAGTTAGTAAATGGCCGGGAATCGGAATCATTACCTGATCGCTTTGGTGTACTGCGCAAAACCTGGCACGGCATGGAGATGATCTTCAACCGTTTTATAGACTACATCACTGGTCGCGGCGAGCAGGCAGTTGCAGCTATCGGCTGGCAGGAGCTTGGCAACTGGGCTGTTGGTCTGGCTGTAGATAATCGCCAGCAGATCGTCTACTACAATGGCTCCTGGTACAAATACCTTGGTGAGCTTGAACACGTCATTGCCGGAGATTCTCCTGAGAACGATGGCGGTGTGTGGTCGGCTGCAAACCCCACAGGGAAATGGTCGAACATCGGTGACGCGGCTCTTCGCTCAAACCTGGGTTCAGGCGAAGAGGGGGTGGGGGATGCGTTACTTGCTGTCAAACAACCATACACAGGGGCTGTAGCCAGGACTCAGCACGACAAAAACTGGGACAGTATTAACCTTCTGGATTTTGTATACGCCACGGACGTTGTAGATGGTTTTGTTGATTATGGTCTTGGGCTTAACCGCGCCATTGCCGCTATGAGTTCTTTAGGTTCAACCAGCGTAGAGCATATTCCCAGACGCAGAATCAATCTCCCCGCAGGTCTGCTGCACATCAAAACGAAAGTCGAACTTTCTTTTGGCCCCTTCGCAATGTGCGGCGAGGGGATATTCCAGACCATCTTTGCTATACATCCCAGCGCAGCTTCAGATGATGATTATCTGTTTGACTTCAGCTCAGCCGGCTGGGATTCAACAGGAAGGGTCAGAATATCCGAACTTTATCTGAGTAACTTCTCAGTGCTTGGGGAAACTGCGAGCTGGATTCGTAAAAGAATCTTTAAATTCTACGGCGTCGGCTGGGATTTTGCGATAGAGAACGTGCAGGTCTGGTCGCCTCCACTTTCGTCATTCGATATGACGGATGTCATGGACGGGGTATTTAATCAGGTGAGGATAAACTCCGGAGGCCGGTTCCTCACTGCAGGTTCAGAAGTAACGCATCAGATTAACATGCTGAATCAGTATGATAACTGTAATGCAATAAGATACATGAGCTGCCATTTTGAAAACAACTATTCAGGCGTCTCTTATATTCGTGGTGGGTCAAACAACATTCTCTTTGGCGGAATGTGTAAATTTGAAAATAACAGCAGAAACAACCTTGTTCCTGTTAACCAGATTTACGGGTCCACCTCAGATAGTGTCAAATTTGAAAATATCTTCGTAAGCCACCCGGCCCATATCACAGTTTACTGGCTGGACAGCAATGGCCGCCACGTATCAATTCGCGGAGGCTCACTTATGAGCCCGTCGGATTTAGGTGGATATACCGGTCTGAGGTGGTTCCGCATCCACCGTACAAACTGGGCGAGTGCGACTGCGTGCGTTCAGCTGGTCGCTGATATTGACATGATGCATGTGGACGGGTACGGATATAACGGGGCGAATCAGCTCTCACCGTTTGATTTTGAGGGCGAGGTTATTTTCCGGGCAAAGGCTATTCGCCTGGCGCGACCAAATACCTTCATGTACATCAACTGGAACTGCAAAATTGATATTGAAAATCTGACGCTGTTAGGTGCTGTTACCAGCGATTATCAGACCTCACTGTTTAATGTTGCCGCGTCATCAGTAAAGGCAGACGTAAACGTTGATAAATATAACGGCAGCGTTGTTGGAACTGTTTATGTCAATCCAGCAATGACCACCGCATCGCGCCGGCAGTCAATAATCAATGTGAGGGGTAAATCACTTCAGTCTTCATCACTGACGCTCTCTGAGGGTACAGACCCTCTTGGTTATGATGAGTCCTGGACGTGGAATGCCTCGGGAAATGTAGCCAACATCGGATACTGCCATACAGGGAAGCGAATGGTTGTCAGATGTGCAGACACATCAAATTGCCTGATTGCCGGCGGTAATATTTTCCTTCCGGGTGGTGCGGTAACGGCTGCATGTACGATAACCCTGATGGCGATGAACACATCGTTCCGTCAGGGCTGGGTCGAAGTTTCACGGGTAGCAGGAGTCTAAAATGTCATTCACCCTCACGCAAAAATTGAAGTCGTTTCGTACCATCCCATACCTGAATCTCGTTGAGCCGCTTAGTGCCGCGCCTGTAGCTGTGACATATACCGCCAAAGGGGTCGACAGTATCAACGGGACTACTGCAACGGTGCTGTTTGATACGCAGGCTGAGGGGCTGGAGGCTACAGGCCAGCTCTACTATTCTTTCGAATTTACTGACCTTGCAACAATTTTTGAGGATGCAGAAACGGCACTAAAAAAAGAGATTTCAGAGTAAAATTCACCGCCAGTGTTAAACTGGCGGATTTTTAATGAACAATAACTCTCGTTGTGATATTTAAACACCATTAGCACTTATGTAATCTGAACGCCAGGAGAATCGAAGTAATCAAAACTACAATCCATGCTTCGGAAGCAAAAACCTGATGCATTACAGTGCCCCAACTAAACATTACGTATGGATAGATAAAATTACCCCACTTCCAGGTAACCATTTTTCACCTCATGATTTTTTTCATAATTAATTCCTTATGTGTAGAGGAATAATTCCGCGATATCTTAACAATTTAATAAATAGTTCAATCGATAGCTTCGATTTCAATGGATACAGGATACTCATCATTAACAACGTTTGATTGTGTGCCATCCAGATGAATATCGAATCCCTGCTTATTTGTTTCGCTAAATGTATTATCAGGAAGATTTCCAGCATTAGTAATAAATACTGGCTCGAAGTTTTTATTTTTAGCAGTTGAGGTACTGGTTGCTAACCCTCCGCTTATAGTGGTTGTTGTCGTTACAGCTGGAACTGAGTCGGTGCGTGTAGTAATGCCAGCGTTCGCTCCGTTTGGAATATTTACGATGTATTGCTGCTGAGCGGTACTCGACAATCCGCAGCGTGTAGTCACCTTGTACCGGTGGAATGGTGGCATCCCAACGACAGAGACAACTGAGTTCTGCCCTTTAAATAAAGTTCCTGTTAGTTTGCACTTCATTCCAGGCACGCTGATTATGCTTTCAGCCGGAAGAGTCGGGTGTGGTGTTGCCACGCCAGCAACTGCCTCCGCAATGGCTAACCATGGACGGATTGTTAACTGAGTGACTCCAGCAGTTAATCCAAGTCCGGCTTCATGCTTATAGTTTTTGCAGTTCAGCTTAACATAGCCAGCCAGTCCAGCCTTTCTTACAAGGCGGCATGGTTGAGAGCTTGATGTAATTGGGTTTGCGGCAAAACCGTCATACCGGAAATTAGCAGATCCATCAACGCGCGCTTTATCAGCTGCATAAAGTGCCGTGCTGTTACCACCAACCTCCCACCATCCCATCATGTCGATATCGCAGTTATACAAATTATCTGCGCGTGTACCATCACCGACATAGATTCCATAGGAGGCTCCGGTAATACCGTGCTGGAAGCCAAAGTTGGTAATTCTGGCACCGTAAAAAGACAACGTCTGATCATCAGTAGATGCAGGGTTTGAGTGGAACCAGATCCCACGCTGGGACGTTCTAACTATAACATTATCTACTCGGAGAACCTCAGTCCACCCCTTGTCATTATAAACATCTATAATCGTTCCGGCAGTGTAATCTCGAACTACTGAATCAAATACTGATCCACCATAAAAATCCGAGAATCTGACAAAAGCAGTAGCAAGAGCATTCCCAACTACAGTAAAGTTTTTGAGAATTACACTATTAAACAAACTTTGTGCTTGTGATTCACGTTTAAAGGTGAGTCCGATATTTGCACCTGTGTGGGTTATTACCGGGCTGGTTCCTTTGGTTGCCATTCCCGGGCCTTCAATGATAAGCCCGTTTGTTGAGTTAATGAACTCCAGCCCACCAACTAACGTATACCCGGCAGGCCCCAGTGACGGGGTTGAGAAGTAACCAATGGAGTTCTTAATGCAATAGTTAATTGCATTGGTCCAGATGTCGTCAAGAGCAGCACCATCATAAAGACCGAACTCTGTCGCGCAGACTTTGCCGGGGTTTTTTGGGATGCGTTGCCAGTAGTACTCAGATTGACCTGTCGGCACGCATATATAACCACCATCATCCTCAGCTGAGCCTCGCCTTGAAATAAATTCGCCGCCACCAACGGGACCGTGAGACATTGCGGCCCAACCGACAGGATGGGCGCGCAATAAAATACTTTGACCTTCATATGAAGGAACAACAGAGCGCAGAGCAGTAAATGATGATACCTGCCCCACCAAAGCAAAGCCTTCGCCTGAACCCAGGTTTACGCGAACAATATCGGCAATTTACAATCTGCCTTTTCAAAGGGTTGCATAATGTTGATTGGCTACGCGCGGGTGTCTACCGGCGATCAAAACCTCGATTTGCAGAAAAACGCGCTGGTTCGCGCAGAATGTGAGCACATTTTCGAGGACACAGCGAGCGGGAAAAATGCCCGGCGGCCAGGGTTAAAGCGAGCGCTTCGGCGGCTCCGAGCGGGTGATGTGCTGGTGGTCTGGAAGCTTGATCGGCTTGGCCGCAGCGTGCGCGATCTGATTACGCTCGTGTCGGAGCTGCAGGCGCGCGGGGTGAATTTCCGCAGTCTGACCGACAGCATCGATACCAGTACGCCAGCAGGACGATTCTTCTTCCACGTCATGAGCGCCCTGGCGGAAATGGAGCGCGAGCTGATCGTCGAGCGAACCAGAGCGGGTTTAGCCGCAGCGAGGGAGCAGGGGAGAGTCGGTGGCCGTCGCCGGGTAATGACTGAAAATGTGGTGGAGCACTGCCGCAGAATGCTGGAGAACGGCGCTACCCGGCAGCAGGTGGCTGATGTGACAGGCGTGGACGTGAAAACAATCTACAAGTACCTACCGGCGACTTGAAGACAAAGATTTCACTACTTTTCCTGATATGTTACGTTTGGCTTAATCAATTCATTCAGCTTTGAAAACAGTTTGGTTTGTTCGTGAACGGTAAGAAAACAATAAGTTTTGAACAATTTTTAACTATTAACAGCAATCTTGTTTCCATCTCAGATACATGGGCAGACTTGTGGGCGTTAATTTTTCACACAGGTTTAAGCGCTGGAAGGCTGCTGAGTATTCGATATGATGATATTGATGATGGTTTGATACTGATACGAAAACAGGGTCACCTGAAAGAGCTACGTGTTGAATCAACCCCTCCAGTGGAGGGGATCATTGCTCGTAGAAGAGAACGCTATCCAGAAGATGTTTTTTTATTTCAGAGCCATTCTAACCGTGTGAAGTACCAACGCCGGCCGGTCACTATAATTGCTTTCAACGCCGCTTTACGTCGCGCCGCTAGATCATTACCAGACGTTAACGTAAGCAGTAGTAGCGCGAGAAACATACCGGACTAACCGCCTGTCCAGTCGCGTGTGGCCGATGTGACAGGCGTGGGGGTGAAGACTATTTACAAATATTTGCCAGTACAATACGGCGATAAAAAATCCCCTTGAGCAGGCACACTCAAGGGGAAAATACTACATAACATCATTGCTGTGTGCGTCTTCGCACACCCCTATCTTCTAAGAAGGCGCCCAAAGCTTCCAGATATTTCTGGTCTGAGCAGTTAAAACATTGGATCGGCGGCCTATGTGATAGGAGGGGGTGAAGACGATTTATAAATATTTTCCAGCCGGTTAAGTTTGCTCACCTGCGAACCGTATGCAAGAGATCGCAGGTGAACAATTTGCTATGAAGGCATTGCCATAGCTGAAAAATTTTAACCTCGCATTGTTCGCAAAACCATCAAACAGCTAAGGGCTGATAACACTTTAAGACTTACCTTACTCGTTACATCAATATGTTACGGAAATGACATAAATTGATAGCCAGAACCTATATTGATTCTCCTCTCGGATAAAACTACTTTGTGCGCAACCAGTATTGACCAGGAGGCTACCATGCTCCAGCACAAAATCAGGGAGGCGTTCTGCGCCTCTATCTCTCGCAACCCGAAAGGGTATCAGTACCTACGCACCAGTGACTTTGTCAACTCTCTGCGCCGGCGCGGCATCCACTTATCAGAGGTGGAAGCTAACTCCTGGACAGCGCGGGAACAAACGTATTTCGTCGATAAGACGCCTGACCATAGCGAAAACAGGCTGTGGATGATGGCAGGGATGGGGAGGGGCTCTGATGGTGCTAGTCAGGGTTGTTGGAGACTCCAATCCATAGTTTTATGACGCTTATGGTAAATAGTGCGAGGATGACAAATACAACGCTTGAGGTGATCAGAAGAGTAGTCATAGTGAGCCTTATTAATAGTGGTTATTATTCAGGCAGCTCATTTAGTGAATAGTTCAAAGTGTGTTGCACATAGGCCCACCCGGCAGCTAATGTATGCTGCTGCCGGGTGGGCGTGGGCTCAGGCAGGGGGAGCACCGCTTTTGATTCTACTCAATGTTTTTGCTTTTCTGCAACTTATCGAATTTCTCATGCAGCGTTTTCGGAAATAGCTCAGTGTAAACCTGCCACAATATATTGAGTGAACGATGTCCTGTGACCTGCGCTACCTCTTCAATACTGAATCCTGCTTCAAACAGACGGCTTGCCCCTTCGCGCCGTAGATCGTGATATCTCAGATCCTCAATCCCCAACTCGTCACGAACGCGCCGATACATGGCTGTTATACTTTTCGGATTGAACGGGAATACCCTGTCGTCAACACGAGGCTGCATCGTCAATATCCTCCAGGCATCACCAAGTAAGGGCACTAACATGTGGTTGCCGATTTTTTTCCTCGGGTCCTTCCTGTCTCTAACGATAACAGAACGCTGAATATCGTCCACATCCTCCCAGAGAAGACGACAAACCTCTCCAACCCTCATACATGTAAGTATGGAAAACATAAATATTTGATGTAATGGCGCCCCGGTGTATGCCGTTTCGGCCTTAACTTTAAGAACTTCATACAACCGATCAACCTCGGTAGCGCTTGCGCGGCGACTACGTCGCTGTGAAGGACCTGTGATCCCCATATTTCTCAACCAAACTTTAGCGTCAGATAATTCGTTCAAATTAGCTGGGGCGCCAAAAAGTGGCTTGGCCGCTTCAAGCGCAACACTTAAATACGATACGTCCTGAGAGATAGTGGAAGGCGCAAGTCCTTGCGCTTTTCGGGTCTGGCAGTGCTCGATAATATGTTTTGCGGTCAAGTCCGTAAGTTTGATTTCTGCCAGAAAGGAACGGCCAAGCGTGCGGAGAGAGCTTCTTTTTGATGCACCGAGCGTTATGTTTGGATGGTTTTCATACTGAGTAAGCAGGTCACCAACAGTTATAACAGAGATCTCTTTCATCTCTTTTTCTGGCTCTGGGAGACCATGCTCTTCAATGTATGCTACACGTTTAGCCCCCCAGGACTTCGCAAGGGTGTTCTTGGAGAAGGTTTTGTTCTCCCGGTGGACGTACTTACCATTTTGTTTAACGGCTACAGTACAGCGATAACGGGCAGTTCCATCGCTGCGTAATCTTTTCTCTATGGTGAAGAAAGCCATATCCAAACCTTAAACTGTGGGGTGCTGTGTGGGGTGCTGATAACAACATAATGGGTTAAAACGGGTGAAAATAGCCTAAAATATAACTGTCTCGATATCCAGTATATTTTTATATATGACTGATATTA